ATATTGAACATTCAGGCAGTTGGCAGGGTAAGCGTAACAAAACTCCCATTCCTCGGGCGTTGCTACCTTCTTTCCAAGCGTTACCCTCTTGCCGGCAAAGTTCCACGGAAAGTCCGACAACACGAAATCGCGTGACGCATCGTAATACGTCAGGCAAGCCTGGGCCTCAACGGTATCGTCAGTAAGCGCTGCTATCGTCCTACCACGAACTCGACCGATTGCCTGATTGCAAATGGATACAACCGACGTCATTACAGCGTTTCAACGCCAGTCGCTTCGTTGATATCTTCCGCAGCAGGAGCATCATCAACGTCAGCTCTAGCTGCCTCAGATTCGGTAGCCAGTATCGCCTCAGCAGCCAGCGTGTCCGCGGACACTTCTGCGGGAGCTTCTGCAACAGTGCCATCATCGCGCACAGCCCAACTGGCTTTCCAGTCCTCTGGCGCATCAAAAACCTCATGCTTGCCTTCTGGAACGTGAATAATATCACCGTAATAGCCTGTTTCTATGGCTCGGAATTTGACCATTGGTTTCTCCTGCAAGTGTCAATAATGACAGCAAGGGGCTGGTAATCCAGCCCCTCACCGGTTCTTACTGCTTGTTGGACTGCGTACCCAGCGCAATACCGGCCGTTATCGTAATAGTCGGTGTCGAGCCACCCGCCGTATAATTCAGACGAATGAAGCGCTCATTAACCCCTTCGGGAATGAAGTAGATACTGGCCCTATCACCCACTACAGCATCGGCCATTTGCGCCGACGTTCCGACTGTCGTTGCACCCCCAAAACCAACGTCAGTATCCTGTTGAATCGTGACGACCAGCGTCGGCGATGATCCGCCGTGCGCGACCGTACAAATAATCAGGATTTCGATGGGAGTCCCTTTACCAATATCTCTGACCAGTGCCGTTGAACTCAGCGGCGGCGTACCCGTTGCACCCAAATCGATGAGATTGGTGGATACCGCTGTAGCTGTGATCGCCTGGTCATCAGAGAACAAACTTTGCATATCGAGAATCATTACTTTTTCCTCTTGTAAGTTAGAATCCCGCCACTACGTGACGCGAGACTCTGTGGAAAGAAGTGCATCACATTCTCGAACTGGAATGCCCCTGTACATTTCGACTTCCTCACCCTGAATATCCTTACCCGGTTTTAGCCGAATAAAGCTGTCCGACGCACCCGCGTTACTACTCAGGGCATCCAGCACTTCCAGGATATCTGTGTTGCAGTAGATCGAGGTACGACCGCCCACCACACGACGTTGCTGCAGTTTGTAGTACGCATTACGCATGAACGTGAACAGTTCGACAGAACCGGCCAGCGCGAGACTCACATCGATGTTGGCAATGCGAGCAACGTAACGCCAGTCACGCACACTCAGGCCAATATCCCAGGTGAATTTCTCACGATGAACGTCCAACAAAGAACCGTCTGAATTGGTCTTTACCATTTTGCCCTTGTCATCGCGGCCCAAACCGGCACTCGTACCCTTCGGATACAGGGCATGAGTTGTACGCTCGCCCCACACCACAAACCAGATCGAGGCGTTATCTGCCCCAACCCCAAGAGCATCAATAATCTGCCCGCCATTTTCGGCGCTGATATCGTTGAATCGTGGTGACAGACCCATGAATTGCTCAGGGTCGGTGTCGGTGTTGCCGTAAAATATCGCGGTCGCCATATCGTTCGACATGCCCTCGATAAAGGCGGCTGATTCGTTCAAGCGGAACTGGCCGGGATTCGCCGACAGTGCCACTAATTTCGAATCAATCTCTGACCAACTTTCCAGAAATCCCGTGGTGTCCTCAACTTGACGGACCTGAGATTTGGTCGGTTGAACGCCTTGATACAGCCTACGCCATGTGCCAGCCGGCAAGCCGGTACGTGAAGTGGTCAAATGCTTGGTGCCGTTATTGCATTGCACCACCACCATATCTTTCAAAATCTCGTTGGTTTCAGCGAGCATTTCGATAATGGTGGCTGTGACCTGACCATCGCCCTCTTGCTGTTTGAACAAATCGATCAGCGTGAGGTAGGTCGCTCCTAATGTAGCCATTTACTTATCCTCGGTTAATTTCGTCAATCATCCCGCTTTTGCATCTGGATACATAATATCCGCGGGCGTCTTTGCAGAGGCCGATGGCCGTGTATCACCACCTGGATCATCCTCTTTGATAAGTTTGCCGACGCGGGTAAATAACCGGATGAATTCGGGATGGCTACCGAGTCCTGTTTGATTAAGTACCTCTACCAACTTGGGCGTTCCAAATTTATCGATGCCTCGTTTCGCAATGCCGACATTTTCATCGAACTTGTCGCCACCGATTTCCGAGTCAGCTTTAGCCTCAGTAACCCAATCCTTCACTGTCTGATTGTACGAATCCGAGTTTGCTTTCGAGTCTGCCTGTAGCTGCCCTGAGTACACATCGATCAATTTCTGCGCCTGAATCTGGCTTAACCCTAGTTCTTTAAGAACGGGTCCAGCCGCTTCCAGTAGCGGTTTATTGACCTCCATGCCATCCGGCAACGTAAAGTCGGCGTAACTCTCTGGTGCGCCCTGCGGTCCCTTGTCATCAGTTAAAACAGTTCCCTCATCAGGCGGTGTATCGCCCGCTGCTGGGGTGTCACCCGCTGGCGGTGTATCGCCCGCTGGTGGATCAACTGGTGGCGTGTCGTCAGCTCCGGCTGGCGGTGTCACATCATCAACCATTTTTTTCGTCCTTAGCCGGCTCATCCGGCTTATCTAAAATATAGTGTTCTTTTTGCATTAACAAATAAAGCTCTGCGTTGGCGTCGATTATCTCCGTCATTATCTCCACGCCAATGCTGTGATTGCCAATGCGAACCATCGTATCATTAGTAGAGCCCCGGTACGGTGTCCTGAATACACCGGCTTTTTCAAGTAGTCGCCAAACATATCTGCGCCCCTCGGGCGTTTTCATCACCGCGATAATGTCATTCTTGGCCTCTTGTTCTTCGCGTTTTTCCTGCGCTTTGGATTTGGTTTCGCCTGCCACTATCGCTGCCCGCCAGCCTGTTGAATAGCGCCAGTGAGTCCATCCAGAGCACTACCGTCACGCTGTTCGGCGTCAGCCAGGTTCTTGATAGCCTGCGTGCCGTCCTTGGCGGGAGCGGCCATTGCGGCGGCTTGCTGCATCATTGCCTGACGTTCGCGCTGCTGCCTGACGTCCAGCACCTCATCGTCCGAGAGGATTATATTCGGACTGACCCCAATGGCGTCAGCGTATTCATCCATTGCCTGATCGGCGTCGAATTTGTCCAGTGCCTCGGGCGAGAATTGCGCTATGTTGCCGGCAAAGGTAGCCATACGCTCTATGACCACGCCTGCGACGGACTTTTGCGCAGCAAACAGCGGCGATATGTACTCCACCCGGAGTTGCTGATTGGACAGTTCCGGTGGTGGCGGCGGCACGATGCCCGCGCGCCACGCGATGTTGAAGGTGCGATCGATGGCCTTGTCGAACAGCTCGGTCTGCGTGCGCTGCAGCATCGGCCCCAGCATCAGCAGCTTTTCCTCGTTCTTGCGTACAATTTCCTCGGCCGTGACGCGCTCACGGTCGCCAATGTTGGCGAACATCAGGAACAGGTCGACAAAATACGCCTGATCGATGCGCCGCTCCGTGTTGTTGATATCGGCCGAGATCGCCGGAAAATCCGGGTTGATATCAAAGATCGACGAAATCCCCGTACCCGGCCCGCGCTGATCGACGTAGGAGGTATCGCCGGGAATCAGCGATATGCGCTTGCCCTTCATTTCAGCCGGCGCCTGCAAAGGCGGATCCACCAGCTTATCGAGCGCCTGGGCCTTTTTCTTTTCCTGAATCTGCAGTTGCTTGCTATCGCCAAGGGCGGTCATGCCGGGACATTCCGTGCCGTAGGTGTCCTCAGCGGTGACTTGCCAGCGCGGCGCCATGATGGGAAATTCCTCAAAGCCTTTATCGCGCAGCAGTTTGGTCGAGGAGTCTTTCTCGTAATAGGCCGAGCGCCACGCCATCGGCGGCGGCAGGACTGTCTGTTTGTCGCGATCGTCGTTCGGCTCGATCACATGAATAATATCGACCCATGCCTCGGTTGTGCCGCTGTTCCAGTTGTTCTGCGTCGATATGGAGCAATTTTCAAAGCCGAATTGC